TGACGGGACTATTGATTGGCGCAGGATGGCTCGTACTGTTCGCACGGGGGTTAGGTTCTTGGACAACGTCCTTACTACGAACCATTTTCCGATTCCGGAATGTGAAGAAGCAGGAATGCGCTCCCGGCGCATCGGCTTGGGAATTACCGGTCTCCACTACTTCCTCATCAAGGCGGGGTATAGATACGGGTCTGAGTCATGCCTTGAATTCCTGGAACGGCTATTCGCAACGATAAGAAACGAGGCGTATAAAGCTTCGATGTATTTGGCGAGGGAGAAAGGAAGTTTTTCTGCCTATGATTGGACTAAACTGAAAGATGAAAAGTTCTTTAAAACTTTACCTTCCCGCATTAGGTCGGATATTAAAAAGACAGGTCTACGCAATGCTGTTTTACTTACAGTTGCGCCGACTGGAACTATTAGCATGGTATTGGGAGTCTCAACCGGTCTCGAACCTATATTTGCTCCTGTATATAAGCGTCGTTGGCGCACTGGGACTGATGGTGTCTGGAATGAGACTGTTGTTATTGACCCTCTGTTTAAGCAGTTGTATCTTCGAGGTCGAGATGTTTCGCATTGCGTTGGCGCGTATGACGTTTTACCGGAGGAACACATTAAAGTACAGGCGGTCGTTCAATCGTATATTGATTCGGCGGTTTCGAAGACTTGTAACCTTCCCGTGGGTTTTCAACCCTCGAATCTTTATGATGACCTCTTAACGTATGCGAACGATATGAAAGGGATTACTTTTTACAGGGCAGGTTCTAGAGGTAACGAACCTCTTGTAGCGGTTGACCACAGCAGCTTGGATTTAGATGCTCTTATCCAAGAAGGGAAATTAGAGGAACTCGCGCAATCGGTGGAAACTTGCAGGAATGGAGTTTGTGAGTTATAATGCCAAATTACAATTACTACTGTAACCGATGTGACGGCAACCACACAGTTCCGCGCAAATATGAGGAAAGGAATAAATCTACTACTTGCCCCGACTGTGGAAAAAGAAGATGCCCATTGACGTATGATAACTCCAAGAATAAGACCGGAGGCGGTGGAGTGGTTGTCTTCGGTGGGGGCACGCCCAACTTCTATGGCACTGACAGCAGAATGGCACAGGAAAAGGATTGGATGGAGAACGAGGTAAAAAATACCAAAAATGCTCTTGAGTATAAATCCGGAGCCTCCCCATATTCTCGTGTGAAAATTCCATATGAGAAATTAGAGAAAGAAGGTACTTTGAAAAAGGCATCTGAGGATAATAAAAGATTAAGAGTGAAGGGCGGACAGCACGTGGTGAAAGAAGCCGGTAAAAAAATGACTAAGGACGAAGTTGATAGAGCAGGAGAACGTGGTGATTCAGATTAAAATTTTAAATAAGAGCGACAACCCAACCCCCGAATATAAAAGCGAGGGGGCTGCCGGGTTTGATATCGCAACGAACGAAGATGTAACCCTTACAGCAAGACAGGCTGTGTTGATAAGCACTGGACTGTATGTGGTTATCCCTAAAGGATACGAAGGGCAGTTGAGACTTCGGAGTTCCATGTATCAGTCGAACATGGTCATGCCAAATGCCCCAGGCACAATTGACAGTGATTATAGGGGGGAGATTAAAGTTGCCCTCCTGAATACTAACCCTTATTGCTCCCGTAAAGTTAAAAAGGGAGAGAGAATTGCACAAATGGTGATTAATAAGCTTCCTGAGGTAGGCATAGAAGAAATTTCTGAAGAGGAGTTCAAAATGCCCCAAAACTTGACTATAAGAAATAGTAAAGGTTTTGGTTCAACAGGGAGAAATTAATGACCTATTCATTTTCAGATAATATTCAGCGGGGGATAATCTACCTTGCAAAAAGCGACAAAGAATTTTTAGTACAGTGCGACCCAATTGTGAGGAGCTCCTACTTCGAGTTCCCCCAACATCAGCGTATGTGGGGAGCTCTTAGTGGTTACTATAAATCATACGGGACGCTTCCAACTGACGAAGCTATCCTAGAAGAAATTCGTCGGACGAAAAGCCAAAATGAGTTAATGTCCGATTATAAGGAAGAGCTTAGTAGTATTAACAAACTAGATGAAAGCTCCATTGATAATAGTCAGTATTACTTGGATAGGGCAGAGGAGTTTGCAAGAGAGCAGTCTTTAAAAGAAGCTATCCTTGAGTCTGTTGATTTTATAAAGAGGAAGGAGTTTGGCAAGGTTGAGAGTTCTATTAAGTCCGCTTTGTCTGTTTCTCGTAACGTGGACCTAGGGGTAGATTACTTCCTAGGCATTGGCGATAGATGGGCGAAGCTTAAAGACCAGAAATTGGTACCGAAGTATAAGACGCCGTTTAACGCTATTAATTCCTCCCTTGAGGGGGGATTGTGCGGTAAAGAGCTGGCTATGGTGGTAGCGCCTCCTGGTGTAGGCAAATCCCTGTTTCTGGCTAATCAGGCGGTGACGTCAGTAATTGACGGGCACGACGTATTGTACATTTCACTAGAAATGTCCGAAGACAGAGTGGCACAGCGCCTAGACAGTATCTTTACCCGCATTAAACAGAAGGAGCTCCCTAACAGGGTATCAGATGTGGAGTCTCGTATTGGGGAAATTTCAAAGGCGACCAAGCTAGGTAGGCTAAGGATTAAAGAGTTTCCTACTAAAAGAGCCAGCGTCACACAACTCAGAGCCTTCATTAACCAACTTCAAAGCCATGAGGATTTTCATCCAAGCGTGGTAATTATTGATTATTTGGAGCTTATGTCGAGTGACACTAATAGCCCTGAATACCAGAACCAAGAGCGACAAGCGCAAGAGCTTCGCGGCTTGGCCATTGAATTGAATTGCTTGGTGTGGACAGCTACTCAAACTAATAGGGAAGGCAAACGGGTTAAAATTATCACAGACGCGGAACTTGCGGATTCTTACGGTAAGACTAGAGTTTGTGATTTGGTGTTCTCAGTAAATCAAACAGAGGAGGAATTCGATGAGGGGTTAGCTCGTTTGTTTATCATTAAATCTAGGAATGGAAAAGCAAGGTTCATTATTCCTGCAAAAATAAATTACTCAACCTTAGTATTGACAGAGGAAGTATGAGTCCTAGACGAGCATTACCCAAACACCCCTTGACAGTATACACTGGGATAAAAACATTTACAATCACGCAGAAGTCTTTAGCTAAAGACAATCTGTATGGGTGCGTAGAGTTTCCAAAGGCATTACTCACCATAGACCCGAACCAAAGTATCGAAGATTATAAAAGTACTCTACTTCATGAACTCTGCCACATTGGTTTGGAAATCTTCGGACTTGATGACGATGATGAAATACCCACAATAGGGAATGAATACTTAACAACCGTAATCTCTAACATGATTTTTCAATTAGCAGGGTTAAACCCTGAACTTTTTCAATATATTTTTAACAATGACTGATATTAAAACCACTTACGATAGCTTAGCTGAGGAATATCTAAATCTCGCTAAGACTTACTTAACTATTGACGAAGATACCATGGACCTAGCAATCAAACGGCATTCATCTATCTTTGCTTTTTTTGGGTCGGTTCTGTCTTACGCTAAGAAGAAAAGCGACAAGCTTAGTACCTTACTAGAAATGCTTGAGGCGAAGCACATGGAACTCCGCAGAGCAGAGTTGGCCAGCCAAGGTACAAAAGCCACGCAAGGAGCCTTGAACGCTTACGTCCTAACGGTCCAGGAGCTAGTCGATTTGAGAGCACAGCTTTTGGAGGCTCAACATAAATACAACTTGGCGAGGAATATGGTAACATCCTTGGACCATCAAAAAGATATGTTGGTACAAATGTCTGCAAATAAACGTGCAGAAGTGAGGTTGCACGAACTATAATATATCGTGGGGGACAAAGGTTCCGAAGGAAGAAAGGGTCTGCCGTCGAAGCACATAAGGCTATCCAGTTGTTTGTACTAGAGCTGTAATTCCCGCTACACCCCCCACATTCACTACTAACAATAATTACAATTATAACTATGGTCAATTTAGACGAACTACGAAAGAAATATGAGGAAGTTACCCAGCAAAACAGCGGTGGTAACAAAGATTTCCTCAGTAAATTTTTAATTACGAAAGAAGGGACATCCCTTGTACGAATTCTTCCTGCGAAGAACGAAGATGAGAACTTCTATGCGGAAACTGCCATCCATCGACTTGAGAATGACGGCCAGTTTAGAAACTATCACTGCCCACGAGTTAAGGGCAACAAGTGTCCTTTGTGCGACCTGTACTATGCTCTCTGGAAGACAGACAGCGACGACAACCATAATTTGGCACGAAGTATTAAAGCTCGCAAGCGGTATTATTTAAATGCTGTGGACCGTGAAACCGGAGCCGTTAAGATTTTGTCTATCGGTATGAAGTTATTCGGTAAGATTTTAGATTGCTTTTTTGATGATGATTACGGAGACATCACTGACCTTAAAGAGGGTTATGATTTCAAAGTGGTTAAAGACACTAATGGACAATTCCCCAACTACGATAAATCAGCGCCGAAGCCACGCCCTTCCGAGGCAGGCTCAGCGGCTGAAGTCGCGACTTGGATGGATGAACTCCACGATATTCAAAACTTGGTAAAGGTTGCGGAGTATGATGAGCTAAAACAAATGGCTATGAACTATGAACTCGCTGCCGAAGGTATGGGAGGTTCTACTGGAGGCCAAGCAAAATCAGATGATGACTACTTGTCCCACCTTAAGAATCTCGATACCAACCAGTGAGCGATAAGAAGAAGCTTAAGATTTTGGCGTGCCCTGCTAATAAAGGGGGGTGCGCCTATTATCGCATTATCATGCCAATGGAGAAGTTGCAGGAACTCTATCCTGACGACGTTGAGGTTCGATTTAATTATGACCCTCTGGGCGCAGAGACTGCTAAAGAGAGAGAGGGTAAGCTTTGGGAACCGAAGGACTGCAAGGACCTTAATTGGTGTGATGTGGTGTTTTTTCAAAACATCCATAACTATGGGGGGCCTTACACGGTTGATATTCTTAGGGCTGCTAAGGCGTTGAATAAGTTCACCCACTACGATACCGATGACCTTTTAACGGATTTGTATGAGGGGCATAGGCTTGTAGATGTATACAAGAAACAGAAGTTGGATGAGATGACTAAGGTTCTATATGCCAATTCAGATATGGTGTCTGTTACGCAAAGAAAGTTTGCGGAAAGAATTCAACCCTATGTGACAAAGGCGTTAGTTATTATTAAGAATGCTGTTGATTATGCTCTCCCGTGCTGGAATCTTCCGCGGCGTGAGGTCCCGAGTCGACTGAGAAAGCATACATGTATAGGTTGGGCTGGGGGCATCCACCACGAAGAGGACGTAAAGGAATTTCGTGCGGTAGCCATGGGAGTGAATTCAAAGGTAGGACTTCAAAATGTGACGTGGAATTTTTTTGGAAGACCCCCGAGACCTTGCGAAGAGAAGGACAAATGGCAGCAAGACGTGTGGGATAACTACGAGAAGTATTTATCTTTTGGTGTAAAGGGCAACCGCAATGTGCTGTTCCATGGTGCCGCACCTTCCCATGACTATGGCCACTTCTTTACAGGTCTTGATATTGTGATTGCTCCTCTACAAATGAATGCCTTTAATGATTCCAAATCGGAGATTAAAGCTATGGAGGCAGGTCGATATGGGATTCCTCTTGTCGCTTCCAATGTTGGTTGTTATGATGAGATTATTACAAATGGGGAAACTGGATTTTTGATTTCCCAGGATAACCCTCGGTCGGAGTGGGTTCGCGTGCTTACAAAGCTTTGTAAAGATAAAAACCTGCGAAAAGAAATGGGGAATAACCTTAAGAAAATTACTGACGAATACTACGACATTAATAAAGTTGTAGGCGGAAGGTTAGAACTGTATCAGCAAGTTATGGGGATTAAAGAAAGAGCTATCGCGGCTGCAAAATATCAGGAGTTGCCACAATGATTAGTGCCCTTATTAAAACTATAGGTCGTTCAACTCTGCAGAGCGCTATCGACAGTGCTAACAGGGAAGGTATTAAGCCAATAGTTGTTTCTGACGGACACCCTCTATTCGACCCAGAGACAGACCAGATGATAGTTAGTGGGGTTTACTCTGCTACTGAGTTGAAAAGGAATTGGGGTTGTTACGGTGCCGTAGCGGCAAACGCAGGGGTTGCTTTATGCGACACTGATTGGTTAATGATTTTAGATGATGATGATGAGTTGGCAGAAGGTGCAGGGGATTTTATTAGAAAGCAGATACATAGCAGTCCTAATATTGATATATGGATTCCGGGTCTGGTGTTTAATAATGGGATGGTTTTGTGTGATGGCTCTGATAAAACAGTTCGCCCAGGGAACGTAGCAGTCCCTATCGCAAAGGTTGAGTGTTTCACGGAATCCCCATTTAGGACTAAGGTACCAGAGGAATATAAAGACTACGCAGATTTCTTTCAAATACAGGAAATGCACAAGGAAGGACATAATATTGAGTGGTTAGGTAAAGCTACTTACTTGGTTCGTCCACATCTAGAGGGTACAAACGGGAGAGGAAAATGAACTTCCCAAAAATGATTACTTTAATATGTTCTAATTTTAATTCTACTAAGTGGATTGACAGTTACCTGGAATCGGTTAATGACCAAACTCTTCCTTGTTTTAATATTCATTTTATTGATGCTGGGTCCACTGATGGGTCTTGGTTGAAAATTAATAATTTTAAATTTAGACAGGGGATTTCAGTGAAGTATACTATAGAGAAAGGATGCACAGTCTACGAAGCTTGGAATATAGGTTACAAAGAAGCTGATTCCCCCTATTGTATGAATTACAATACAGACGACCGCTTGTTCCCTACGGCTTTAACAGTAATGTTGGAACACGTAAAAAGGGATAAGGACGTTGATGTTTTATACTCCCCTTGTTTTGTTGCTCATGATGATTCCCATACTCGATTTGCACAATTTTATCCGTGGCCTGAATTCACTAAGGAGGCTTTGATAAAAAACTGTATTTGTGGGCCATTCCCTCTCATTAAAAGAGATTCTGCGATAGACGTTGGTCTGTTTAATCCAAAGTTTACTATATCCGGAGATTATGAAATGTGGCTTAGAATGGAGGCTAGGGGTAAGAAGTTTAAAAAGGTCCAGGAGCCTATTGGGAGTTATTATTTAAATCCTAAGGGGGTAAGCACGGACCCTGAAAAACATGCTGAGCATGTTAAGCAAGATATTGCAATTAGGGAGTTATATGGGTGAAAAACGTCATTGCGTTCAGTTTGTGGGGGAACAATCCGGTGTATACAATAGGGGCTTTGCGTAATGCTGAGCTAGCAGAGAAAGTATACCCTGGATGGGCGTGTTGGTTTTACGTAGGTAAAAGCGTACCGCGGAAGATAGTTAAGTCTTTGCAAAAGAAGAGTAACTGTCGTGTTTTTGAAATGGGAGAAAGTGGCAACTGGGATTCCATGTTTTGGAGGTTTCTGCCAGCGGGAGACCCAGAGGTTGATGTTATGATTTCTAGGGATTGCGACTCTCGTTTGAATAGTAGGGAGAAGGCAGCTGTGGATGAATGGTTAAAATCCCCCAAGGCATTCCATATAATGAGAGACCACCCACAACACACCACTGAAATTCTGGGTGGAATGTGGGGGGTGAAGGGGGATATTCTCCAAGACATGCCGTCTCTTATTAAAGAGTGGAAGCTGAGTGATTACTGGCAAGTGGACCAACATTTTCTAAAAGATAGTGTGTACCCCAGAATTGCCGACAACGCTATGGTTCATGATGAGTTTTTTTCAGGGAACCCCTTCCCTACCCCCCGCAAAGATAGGTACTTTGTGGGACAAGCGTTCGACGAAAATGACGAACCCTTATACCCAGAACATATGGAGGAAATATTACGGTGAAAATTGATAAAATTGTATTTTGCACGTCCGAAGAGTTCAGTCCCTTTTGGAATATTCAATCTTTTCTATGGAAGGAGAAATTAGGTATCGAGCCTGTAGTTCTTTTGTGGGGTAAAGTAGAGAATACCACCATGTCGGATAAGTACGGAGATATTATTGAAATGGAATATGATTCAGAACTTTTACCTTCTTTTCAAATGACATGGAGCAAATTTTACCACACATCTACAGAACCAGACACTACATGGATTGTAGGTGATATGGATTTGATTCCTTTAAGTGCTAAGTACTTCAAAGAAGCAATATCAACTGTAGACCCAGGCGCATATACCCATTTAGCTTATGGTATTATTCCGAGGCAGTTAGGGGTTGGAGACGATGTTTTTATTAAGAACGGCGGTTACGTAAATAGCCCAGAGGGCGTGGACGTTCCCGCGTACTACCATGTAGCTAAAGGTAAAACCTTTACAAAAGCGTTGGGGCTTGAGGAGTGTTCTTTTAACGAACAGGTAAGGCGCGTAATTGCGGACGGACGTTTTGGGATGGGACCTGTATCAGGGAGGACCCGAGAGCAAGTCGCTTCTGAGTATTCTTTTCTGCCTATGTCTGATGAGGATAAGTTTTATTGGGTATCCGATGAGAATTATTCGTCGTACAGAATTTATAATTCCTGGAAAAAGGGAGTTATTGATTTTGTTCCGCGTATAACTCCAGTGGGGTGGCACCTCCGCGGTTCTCCAGAGTCGAGTAGTGCAGATAGAGTCGATAGAGCTTGTAGTCAGCCGGGAGGACCTTACATATATGGTAAAGAAAAAGCAAACGCAGGGCAATATATCGATGTTCATTGTCACCGTCCGTACCATGTTCAGGAGGACGCATTGCGCGAGTTACTTCGGGATGCGTGGGGCGAGGGCTTAGAAGGTGTCTAAATTAATTTCTATTGCGGGAAGTTCAGGGGTTGGCAAAACAACCCTTGCACGGTTACTGATGTTGGTGTTTCCAATCGATAAATCTGTTATTATTAGTGGTGATAATTACCATAAATGGGAGAGAGGAAATAGCAATTGGGAATATTTTACACACCTAAACCCAGCAGCGAATAATCTAAACCAAGCCACGCGTGATTTATCACATTTGAAAGAGGCAGGAGAAGCTTGGATTCCTCATTATAGTCACCGCAGTGGAAAATTAGAAGGACCCGTGAATGTAAAATCAAAGGATTTTATTATTTACGAAGGTCTTCATGCTTTGTATGGCACCGTTCCCCAAATAGCAGATGTTAAAATTTTTGTAGATACCGAACCTGAGTTGAAAATGCATTGGAAAATGGTAAGAGATACTGCGTCTCGTGGCTATAGCACAACTCAAGTTTTAGCTGCTTTAAAAGCCCGGGAAGAAGATGAGGTTAAATTTATTGAGCCTCAAAAGAGTGAAGCGGATGTTGTTATTAGGTTTAAAGTAAGTGGAGAAAAAGTGGTAATGGAGTATGAGAAGATTACCGGCAATGGAGGTGATTTGATTACCTCTTTGTGCGAAGCGTATGAAAAGCAAGTTGAGTTTATAGATTTGTGCGGTCAGATAGGAGCTAACAAAAACTTAGTAGGAAACAGAGGGGGGAATATATCCTACAAACTTAACGACAAGAGGGTGATTACTTCGTCAGGAACTAAACTAGCTGAGGTTAGTATGTTTAAAAACCACTGGTTCTCTGGGTCCCCCGAGCGCCCTTCTATGGAATCAGGAGTACATCAAAAACTAGGTGAAGTGGTTATTCACACACACCCTAAGTATGTTAATGTTTTGCTGTGTTCCACAGAAGGAAGAGAGGTAGTAGACCGACTGTTCAGTGGATTTCCCCATCGTCATATTCCTTACGCCGCTCCAGGGAAAAAGCTAGCCAAGCAAAACTTTGGTGCTAGTCCTTGTGTATACTTTTTAGAGAACCATGGGTTGGTGGTGTCTGCGGATACTTTTGAGCAAGCTCGGCAGTGGACCGAAGACGTATGTAACTTATGTAAAGAGTGGGTGAACATGAACAAAAAAGAGGTATCCGAAACTATAATAGATAAGTACCTATTCCCTGATGCGGTATTGTTTGAAGAAGAGATGATGGCTAATAAGGTTATTGCTGAATTGATTTTAAGTTTAGGGCTTACTCCTAAATACTTAACATCTCCTCAAGTCCACGAACTGAAGACAATGGAAGAAGAGAAATACAGGAGGTCTTTAAAATGAAAATTATAATCCCCATGGCAGGCACAGGAAACCGTTTTGTAGAAGCGGGGTACACAGACCCCAAGCCTCTTATTAGAGCTAACGGGAAGAGAATAATTAATTATATTCTTGATTCGTTTGATAAGGATGATGAATTCGTTTTCATTTGTAATGATGTGCATTTAAGTACTACCAACATGAGGGAGGTTCTTCTAGAGTTGTGTCCCACAGCTGAGATTGTTTCCATGCCCGTTCATAAGTATGGTCCTGTTCACACTGTTAAGGCAGCGTATGAGTTCGTCAAAGATGATGAGCCTATTATCATATCTTATTGCGATAACCCTCATATATGGGATTATGATGATTTTAAAAAATACGTGAAGGATGAAGACTTGGATGGATGTATTCTCACTCACACAGGCTTTCACCCTCACACACTAAGTAACACTAAAATGGCATTTCTCAAAACTAAGGATGGGCTGCTGGAAGAAATTAAAGAGAAAGAGTGTTATACGGATGACCCTATGAGCGAACATGCATCCACAGGGTTGTATTATTTCCGTCGCGGTTCGGACGTAAAAAAATATTTCGACCAAGCCGTGGCAGAAGAGGTAACCTATAATGGGGAGTACTATGTGACCCTGGTCTACAACCTTCTTGTAGGGGATAATCTTAGGGTTGGGTATTACGCCACTCCATTCGTCACTGTTTTTGGGACGCCCGAGGAGTTAGAAAATTTCAATGCGTGGTCATTTGTACTAGGAGGAACGCAGGTGTCCTCCTCTAAAGAATCTACTTTATGTTATAATTATTGGAAGGAATATTTTAATGAATGAAATGAACCAGGTAATACATGTTGACATCGATGAGACTATTTGCAATACACCAGACAACCCAAGGGTGTATGAAAAAGCAGAACCAATCAAAGAGAACATCGATAAGATTAATAAACTATATGATGAAGGCAACACAATAGTTTATTGGACTGCTAGGGGAAGTCGTAGTAAAATTGATTGGTATGATTTAACTAAATCCCAACTCGAACAGTGGGGCGCAAAGTTTCATCTATTGCGGTGTGATAAGCCATTTTTTGATATTTTAATTGATGACCGTACTATGCGTATAGAGGAACTATGATTATAATCTCTCATCGTGGAAACTTAGATGGTGTATGTCCTGAGAAGGAGAATACATTAGAATATATTCAAGAAGCCATTGATTCGGGGTATGATGTGGAAGTAGACTTGCGGGTAAAAGACGGAGGTCTGTACCTTGGTCACGACACCCCGGACCATGCCGTCACCTCTCAGTGGCTTGAGGAACGTTCCGAAAATCTTTGGATTCATGTTAAAGACTATAAAGCGCTAGTGTGGATTACTTCTCAAGACCATAAGTTTATGTATTTCTGCCACGAGTCAGACACATACTGCTTAACGAGCAACGGGTATATTTGGTCTCACGACATAGAAAACGATATGAGCGAGTTGTGTATAGTCCCCCTTTTAGATTTAAGGTCAGTAGAAGGATTTTCCCAAACAAATTTCCACGCAGTCTGCTCAGATTTTGCGCATAAATGCCATGATAAGTTTAATTTAGAATGAAAATATTAATTATACAAGAGAACGGGAGGCATGACGCCAACCGCCATTTACGGGAATGCCATTCCATGAAAAGAGCCTTCAACTCTCATAACGTTGATTGCGACGTGTGGGGTTTGGGCCACGAAAATTACGAAGAGGCTCCCGACTTTGAGTCCTACGATTTAATAATCAATTTGGAAAATTACGATGAAGCTGGGTGGGTTCCCGATTTATCGGAGATTAGGACTCCTGTTAAATTTTTATGGGTTATTGACGCTCATTTTAGGGGTATGGGTCCGTACCTGCGAGAGTATGTTCGGGGAGAGTACGATTTAATTTTACAAGCGACAAAAGATTTTCTAGGTGAAAACTCTATCTGGTTGCCAAACGCTTATGACGATGACTACGTGAAGCCAGATGGGGGGGAGAAGTTATATGATGTTGGTTTTTGCGGTAACATTTTAAATCGTGGAGGTCTTCTCAATTTGATTGATGCTGAGTTTGGAGTAAAGAAAGACATCTTTGTTATAGGAGAGGATATGGTGAAAGCGATTAACTCGTATAAGGTTCACGTTAACGCTAATATCAGTTGCGACTTTAATTACAGAAATTTAGAAACAATAGGCTGCGGAACAATTCTAGCAGCACACGACAGCACCGAGCAGTACGAATTGCTTGGGTTTAAAGATGGGGAAAATTGTATATTATTTAAAACTATGGAAGAGTTTAAAGAAAAAGTTAGAAAAGTCCTTGCTGATGATTCTTACCGAACCAAAATGAGTAAGGAGGCAAAAAAACTTGCCAAAAAGCACACGTACAAAGTAAGAGCAAAGACTATTATAGAAGAATGGAAAACGTTAAAGAAAGAACAACTGTAGTATTTGGTGGAACGGGACTTGTGGGTTCCCACCTCAAGGCAGACCTAAAGCCGCCTAGGTCTCAAGTAGATTTGCGCGATATCGACCAGGTGCGCGAATTTTTTCGTGATAACGAGTTCGATACAATCGTAAACTGCGCAGGTAATGTGGGCGGTCTAGGCAAGAACATGAAGCAGAATTTGGAGATGTTCACTTCGAATATGGAGATGAACTACAACTTGTTGAAGGTTATCATGGAGAACCCCGGAAAGATAAAAAAGGCTGTGGTGTTTCTGTCTACGTGTGTGTTTCCCGCTGAGGTGGAGTACCCCCTCACGGAGGATAAGCTACATTTGGGCCCCCCTCACTTTTCCAACAGTGGTTATGCCTACGCCAAAAGAATGACGCAGGTAATGGTGGACCTTATGAACGAGTCGGGGGAGTATGGTAAAATCATTACAGTAATCCCCACCAACTTGTACGGACCTCATGATACGTTCAACAAAGAGGACGGCCATGTAATTCCCGCACTTATTGCTAAGTGTTACGAGGCGGTATTGAATGATTGTACTTTAACTGCATGGGGCTCTGGGAGCCCTTTACGGGAGTTCTTGTATGTTGAGGACGTCGCTGATATTATAGAAATTATATTGGATACTTATGAATCCACTAAACCATTAATTTTATCGCATGGCGAGGAAGTAACAATTAAGGAGGCGGTGCTTGCAGTTTGCGAGGCCATGGGACTAGCCAATATCTCATGGGATACCTCTAAACCAGATGGGCAACATAAAAAACCTTCTGACCCTACTGCGCTCCTAGAAGTTATTGGGGATTATAAGTTTACGCCCCTGAAGGAGGGAGTTGAGAAAGCAGTTAAGTTTTATCGGGAGAATTTTCCAAATGTCCGCGAATAAAACAGCATTTATTACAGGCATCAATGGGCAGGATGGCTCATACTTAACCGAACTTTTGTTAGGAAAAGGATACAAGGTAGTTGGGTTGGTAAGGAGGCTGTCTGTCCCCGAAAGCCAAACGTCACGGCTGGAAGAGGCTGGCGTGTACCCCCATGACAGGTTAGTCTTAGAGTACGGGGACCTGACGGACGAATCTTCTTTAATGCGTATTTTAACAAAATATAAAGTGGATGAGATTTACAATTTAGCCGCCCAGTCCCACGTGCGTGTTAGTTTTGATGCCCCGCAGTATACCGCAGATGCTATCGCTAGAGGCACTTTGAACTTGCTCGAAGCAATGAAAGGGTGTTGTCCTACAGCTAGGATGTATCAAGCAGGGTCTTCTGAGATGTTTGGAAACTCCATTGACGCTGATGGGTTTCAACGTGAAACGACCCCAATGCATCCCGTAAGTCCTTACGGCTGCGCTAAGTTATACGCGTACAACATATGCCGGACATATAGGGAGTCTTATGGGTTATTCATCTCTAATGGAATTTTGTTCAACCACGAATCCCCTCGCAGGGGAGGAACTTTCGTAACGAATAAAATTGTAAAGGGTGCATTGGACATTTATGAGTTTGAAGCAAACAGTTTGGACTTAGGAAATTTACAGGCAACGCGAGACTGGGGCCACGCAAAAGACTATGTTAGAGCCATGTGGATGATGCTTCAACACGATAAGCCTGACGATTTTGTTTGCGCTACGGGAGTATCCCATAGTGTGGGAGATGTGGTAGATTTTGTGTTTAACGCTTTAGGGTTGGTACGTGCCCAACATGTGGGATGCGACCCGAGATATTTTAGACCAAATGAGTTGAATGATTTGAAAGGAGATTGTTCTAAATTAAAACGGGTGCTGGGCTGGGAACCGGACATTAATTTTAAGCAACTTATGCAAGAGATGATTGATGTGGAAAAAATGAGAAGAAAAATAAAATAACCTACCTAGTGGGTAAAAATTTCTCTCATCAATTTATTTCAAGGGTAAATACTATATGAACATCAAGAAAATGATTAAGCGGGGGATTATCCCCGACCCAGACGCAGCTGTTGTTGTACACCCCACTCCTGAAGCTAAAAAGAAAGAAACTCCCAAGAAAAAGGGAATCTTTAGCAAGAAAGACAAGTAAAACTTAAGCCGTTCCTTCTATAATAGAGGGTATGGTAAGTTTTCTAGACGACATTTGTAAGGAGTTGGACGGTGCGTCGCTCCTTTCCACTGAGAGCCAAGTCTTCGGTTACGTAGACTCCGGGTCTAAGGTTTTAAATAAAATTATTTCTGGAGATTTTGACGGGGGGTATCCAATTGGTTCGATTACAGAAATTTATGGCGAGAGCAGCACGGCGAAGACAGTATTTCTTACTCACGCGTTCATCGGAGCGCAAAAACAGGGATACTATACAGTCATGGTTGACAATGAGCATGCCTACTCCCCCTCTTTCGCGGAAAAGCTAGGCATTGATTCGGATAAGTTAATCTATACCGAGCCTGAAACGCTTGAGGATTGTTTTGAGACCATTGAGAAGGCTATTTTGGCTATCCGAAAGAAGGATAAAGAAACTCCAATTATTATTGGGTATGATTCTATCGGGTCATCCCCGTCTAGAAAAGAGATGGATGACACCTTTGGCAAAAACTCAGAGATGGGGGGAGCTTTACGTGCCAAAGTTGCTGGACAGTGCCTCCGGAGAATCAACCCCCTACTTAGGAAGTATAAAGCTGGTTTAATTATCGTTAATCAGGTGCGAAGCAAGGTTGGGGTGATGTTTGGAGACCCGCGAACTAGGGCAGGAGGAGGTAAAGCCCTTCTATACTACTGTGGGACGTCTCTGGAAGCCGCTTCTGGAAAAAGTGACGCATTGTACGATGACAGGAAAAACCCGTTAGGGATTACGGGAACCATTAAAGCGGTGAAGAATAAAATCACTAAGCCGTTTCAATCGTGTGAGTTCAAGTTGTTGTACGACCAAGGGCTGATGCCAGAATACGGGCTAACGATTGAGTACTACAAACAAGGCTTAGCCACAGTACCCGCTAAAGGCTGGTACTCTATTGATGGCGGCAAAACAAAAAGCCGGTCTGCCGACCTGGATAGAAAGATTATGGAGCAATTAAATGGAACGAATTCATAAATTAGACAGATTTCTAGATTCTAGGGGGTGGAGCCTCAACGACATTTTCAGGCTGTTTGAAGGGGAGGAGTTTCAAATTAATTATTCTGTTCTCCATCCTGGAGTTATTAAAGCATGGCATAGGCATAAATACCAGGATGATTATTTCTGTGTCCTTAAAGGTAATGCCCAGGTTGGGATTTTCTCGGAGGTTCCCAGTGCGGATGGAAAATTAAAAGGTCCCGAGAAGCACTTTATTGGGGAACACAACCCTGCCGTTGTCCGTGTAAAAGCAGGAGAGTGGCATGGTCTTACGGCTATAGGTTGTGAACCTGTTGGCCTTCTATACCTTGTAACTAGAAAATATGACCCTGAAAGCCCTGATGAAGAAAGGGCTGGTTGGGAAAATTTTGGACCGGAGGGTTTTTGGTTTCCTGAAAACAAATAAATCTTAAGCGCAACCCTGCTATATACTTTAGAGGATAAGCAATGAAACATATTCCCCCATCGGATACCGCTGAAAAGCATGGAAGAACAACTTCTATGAAGGCAAAGGTTAAGTCCTTTCCCTACATTCGAGTAGCCCTTCAACAAGCTGATTATGGGACTATCTTTACAACTCCTCAGTCCGACGATATTTACGTTATCACCCATGGTACATGGGGAGATAAGTCCGCAAATAAAGTCGTAAAAAGTTTTAAACCGGATACACCCTTTGCTGAGATTAAAGGGTATTCGAAAAGAACAAAAGTTAAGCATGGTCGTTTAGGACAAAAACACAAAGGTGAAATATCCGGCGGCTACAGTGTAAAAACAAATAAGGAAAAATAATGTATACCCCTAAAACTTCCTACTTCTCGTCAACGAGGGTCCAAAAACTAGCCAAAGAGGTTATTGCGGACTGCCGTTGCGACAGGGATAGGGCTTTAGAGGCGTTTACTTATTTTAAAACTATGGTTGAGTCTAATCCGGATGACCACAAAGCGAAGACGGAAATGAATAAAGCTCTACAGTTATCTCAAGATTCTAACGATAAAGTAGTTAGAATTTTAGATATGATGTTGAAAATGACACAAACCGAAATGAAAACCGCTCCCCCAAAGAGCAACACTGACGATATAACTTTTGCATCTTTACGAAATGGCAAGAAAACATAAAAAAACAGAAGACTTTGTAGTTTACAGCTCTAACCTAGACGAATTTCTAAGATTAAGAAATTTCACAGACAAAGAGCTGGACAATTGCGTTAGTAAGGTCAAGACCCTTGTAACGAGTAATAAAAGCTCTATTAGGGATTACATTCACCTGTTAGTAACGTGCGTGGTTTACGACCATAAAAAGTATATCCATCCTGAAAAGGATGATGAAACGTACGATGCCCTTTTCGAAGCCGTCCTTGAAGCATACCCAATGTTTCAGATTGATTCTATCTGCGAAATGCTGAATACTAAGGTTATTACGGAGGAGTTAGGTCTTAAGGACTCCAACAGCCCGGCTGCGTCTGTTAAAAATTTGAAGGAACTAAAAGCGATAGAGAAAGGGTTAAAAACTCGGGTAATAGGGCAGGACACAGCGGTCGGTGAAGTGATTGATGCGTTAAAACTTAGAGCGGCAGGATTTTCTGGTTTTTCATCGTTTTTCTTTATAGGTCCTACTGGAGTTGGAAAGACTGAATTGGCTCGAGCTTTAGCAGAAGGCTACTTAGGTTCAAAAAAGAAGTTGTTGAAGATTAATTGTGGGGAATATTCTAACCCCCACGAGTATGCAAAGCTAATCGGCTCTCCTCCTGGGTATATTGGGTTTAACGAGAAGGGAATCTTAAGCGAAAAGGCTGACGAATCCTCGGAGTGGGTAATTCTTTTTGATGAGATTGAAAAGGCCAGTGGGAAGCTTCACAATCTTCTGTTGGGCTTTCTCGATGACGGAACTATTCAGGATAACCACGGCACCGAGCTTAATTTTAAAAATTCGGTGATTGTGTTTACTAGTAATATTGGGATGGAGCACGTTGGTAAAAAAATGTTGGGATTCGGCTCAGGAGAGCTGTCGTATGATGATGTTAAAATTAATGTGATGGATGCCTTTAAGGGAAAGTTTCCTCCGGAGTTCATTAATAGGATAGACCAGGTTGTACACTTTAACCAACTTACACGGGGGGATACCGCCAAGATTGCCAAATTAAACCTGAAAGATTTGCCCATCAAGCCCACTAAAAAATTAATTGATTGGGTTGTGGCAGGCGGGTACTCTAAGGAGTATGGTGCTCGTAATTTAAAAAGGTTCATTAGGAAAAATGTAACATTAAAGTTAGCTGATGCGCTGTTAGAGGGCCCAAAGTTTAAACAATATGTCCCTTTGTTTTTGGATGGGGTTTTAAATGTGTCGGGAATTAGTGAATAATTTTTAAGACATTATTACTATAATAATATATGAAAGGAATTGTACTAGCTGGGGGCCTGGGTTCTAGATTGAAACCTCTGACCGACGCCACTAACAAGCATTTGCTCCCTATCTACGATAGACCTATGGTGTATTACCCTATACAAACATTGGTAGACGCTGGGATTGAGGATGTTATGGTGGTTACAGGCGGACCTCATGCAGGAGATTTTATTAGAGTATTAAAAAATGGTGAAACGTTCGGACTTAAAAAATTACACTACGCCTACCAAGAAGGGGAAGGGGGTATTGCGCAAGCTCTCAGCATGGCTGAGACCTTTGTCGGAGATGATGACTGCGTTGTGGTTTTGGGGGATAATATTATTGCTGACGATATACATTGCCATGTTAGGGATTTTAGTGCTATTAGGGGCTGCATGGTCTTCACTAAGGAAGTGGCTGACCCGGAAAGGTTTGGTGTGATTGAATATGAACCTGTCGGTAAGGGAGTGGCTGATATTATAGAAAAACCTGTAACCCCTCCCTCTAATGATGCTGTAATTGGCTTGTATATCTATGATAGTTCTGTATTTTCAAAAATTAAATCACTTTCTCCTTCTGCAAGGGGTGAATTGGAAGTTACGGACCTAAATAGAATGTACCTTAAAGAAGGTAACCTGGAAGTTCGCAAGATAACCGGAACTTGGCTAGATTGCGGAACCCCTGATTCTTTGGCGGAAGCCACTTCTAAATTTTATAATGACACAAAAGGACTCTAAATTAATTGTTGTTACAGGCGGATGGGGCTTCATCGGCTCCCGGTTTGTGAAAGCGGTACTCGAGAACACATCATATAATGTTAAAGTTATTGATAAGTTGACCTACGCTGGTAAACGGGTCAGGGTGTACAACCACATAGACCCAAAATACCAGATGAGACTCCAAGAGCTGCGGAAAGACATCAACGACGTTTCCTTTGCTGACGTGGCGGAAGCCGAATATATCGTAAATTTTGCAGCAGAGAGCCATGTTGATAATTCCATTAAAGATGGAAAACCCTTTATTAAAAGTAATATTGAAGGAGTATTTAATTTATTAGAGCGAGCGAAGAAAATAGAGGGACTTAAGAAGTTCGTTCAAGTTTCAACAGATGAAGTATATGGAGATATGTATGACCTCAGAGGAAGACAATATGCGGATGAGACCTTTAAGCTCCGCCCAAGCTCGTATTACTCGGCTTCGAAAGCATCGGCAGACCTCCTGGTCGAATCAGCCGCTCGCACGTTTGGAGTTCCTTATATTATTACAAGAAGTTGCAATAACTTCGGACCGAACCAAGACCCAGAGAAGTTTATCCCAAAAATCTTTAAATCCATCTCGAAAGGGGATGAAGTTCCTATTTACGGGGATGGCCTCCAGTCTCGCGAGTGGATTCATGTGGATGATAACGCGCAGATTATTTTAGAGCTCACGCTTTCGGGAGCGGAGGATGAAGTTTATAATATTGGGTCAGGATTTCACTACAAGAATATAGAAATTGTTAATTATATTGGGGGGATTCTAGGTAAAGAGGTATTACGAACGAAAGTGAAGGACCGTCTAGGTCACGACCGAGTTTACAGACTGGACAGTAAGAAGGTGGAAGGCTTTCTTGGGGAGAGAGTATTTCAAACTTTAGAAGGGTACCTGAAGGACGTGGTCAATGAATCTGCAAGGGTCTAGAGTTGTTGTTACGGGCGGCACAGGTACGTTAGGCTCCACATTAATCCCCTTGTTGGAAGAAAAAGGAGCTTTTGTGGTTGCTCCAACCCGAAAAGAAATGGATATCACCAATGGACGCTCCGTTGGTCAGTTCTTTTCCAGCGGCAGAGGAGTTGGGTGTGACGTAGTCGTTCACTGCGCGGCGTTCACCAACGTTCCTGATTCCCAGCTTCCCGTAAACCACCGTACGGTTATAAATACCAATATTTTAGGTACGGGGTATATCTCATCATGGGCTAAGCAAAAGCATTTTAAAATGGCATACATATCTACGGATTATGTGTATGAGGGGACAGAGGGAAACTACGAAATAACAGATATCCCGAAACCTTTCTGCTTCTATGGTTATAGTAAGCTCGCAGGTGAAAGTTTCATTCCTGGCGATGGTTTAGTGTTCCGAACTTCTTTCCTCCCTAGGGGGTATTGGGGTGAAAATGCTTTAAAAATGGTCTTCGCGGACGTTTACACCTCTAAAGACTGGGTTGATATTATTGCTATAAAGATTATAGATAAATTAGGTGAATGTGGGGTATATAATATTGGAACCGAAAGGAAGCTTTTAAAAGACCTCGCGGTTCAAGAATACCCTGAAGTTGAGGAGATAAACGTAAATACTTTAAACTTTGTATATAAATATCCCAAAGATTCTTCAATGAAGGTAGATACTTAGGACCATAACTATGAGCATGACAACTAATCCACGAGAGAAGCATCCAGGAACCCAGAGGCAATACCTAAACCTTCAGGCGTC